GTATCTTCTTTTATTTTGATTTCTGATATCTCTTGCATCTATTAAAGCAGTTGCTCCACGTTTTGCTTCTTCTCTTGATTTTTGTATATCTCTAGTATTAGGAATCAATGAAGTATCTATTTGATATACCTTATCAGCATGAGCATTCATTTGTTTGAAATTCCAAATTCCTTTGTTAGAATAAGAAGCTCCAGCTCTATCGCCTTTGTTAGATACTAAATTACCATTAAATCCAGCAATTTTATTACCAACTGTAATACCTAGTAGACCTCTGCTTAAAGTAAAGCCATCGCCTTTTCCTGTGGTATTAACTCCACCAGTAGTTACAACATATACATTAATTATGTTTGAATCTGAACTACCTTGTTTAGCAGCAACTGTTGCACCTACTGGAGCGTTAGCCCAATCTATACCTTTTGATTTTGCAAGTGAAGAAAATAGTTTTCTACCATCTGACCATCTACCACCGCCTATTAACTTATGAAGAGACGCTAGTGTTGGATCTTCGAATTTTTCTAATAATAAAAGTCTTTGGATTTCTTCTTTAATAATTTTTCTTATTTGTGATTTCATTATTATACCCCTATCTTAATATATGTTAGCATATCTTTCATTGCTCTTAAAGCTTTAGTTTTAGCTTTATCAAATTCTTTACCATATCTATTTCCTGAACCACCTTTTTGTTGATTTGCAACTAAATGAAATAGCTTTGTAAAATCTTTTTCTTCTTTAGTATTCTTCATTTTAGGAGCAGCTTCTGTTTTTAACTTAGCTAATGAAATCCCTTCAGTTTTCTTTGCAACTGTACCTTGTCTTTTATGTAGATACTTATCACTATCATCTGTATCGCCATCGTTGTCAATATCTTTATCTTCAAGATCCTTATAATCTGTATCTGCTTCTTTATCATCAATATGATCTACTGCTTCTGCTATTTCGTAATATTTACCTAGCTTATGACCTATATCTTCAAATACTGATTCTAATCTTTGTTGCAATTGAGATATTTCATTTGCAGTCTTTTCAAATAGTCCTACTGATGAATTGACTTCTTTCATATCTCTTTTTACAGAAATAGAATCAAACCAATCGCCTGCTTCATTTATAGCTAAGTTAGTAGCATTAGATGATAGCTCTTTAAGAGTATTTACTAATTCCTTAATATCAGATTCTCTATATACGGATTTTCCGTGAGAATTGAAATTAGAAACTGCTTCTATTATTTCTTTCTTTTGAGCTCTCGTTAGCTTTTGAGCAATGGCTTCTTGATTTTCTTTTACTAACTTTTTTAATTTCATTGTTTTCTCCTTCTAGGTAAAGAACATTTACATGTTAAATCACAAAGTATTTCGTTGATGATATAGTTAACTTTGTTATATTTATTATTTTTAATGGTTTTAGTAACCGATTCATTTACTGGGTTCATATAAGCCCCCTGAGTTGATGGGTTAGAAACGAAATCCCAACAAACTAATTCAAAATCGCTTTGAACTTCTAGTGTTCCGTCCTCGTTCATTTGCTTAACAGAACCCATGCCTCTTGAAGAGATACCCAATTTGATATTTGCTTTTAGTAATTCTTTTAGTATGTTACCTGCTGGTGTACCTAATACTTCTACTTTCCCCATCAAGTCATTTTCATTCCACCATATCTTACTTACATTGTGAGAAGCGTTTTGCAAATTAACAACTGATGAATCGGGGTGGTCTAGTTCTCCTAGAGCTCTTCTTTCAGCTATTTCAGCTTTTTGATATCTTGCTGCTTCTCTCATTAAAACTTCTTTAGGGTAGATTCTACCATTTTGATTTTTAGAACCTGCTCTTTGTAATATACCAGTAACTATAACTCTACCGTTATTTTTTTCTTCAGACTCTTTTATTAGCTCTGGGCTAACAACAAATGGTATTGTATCTATTAATATTTTTTTCACTATTTGCTCCAAACTGTTCGTTTTCTATATAAGTCGAAAAATAGCTCAGCAATTTCAGAACGGATGATCTTTCTAATCCTTTCTAAATCCTGAGATTCAAGTTTTTCCTTTAGCACTACCTTTTTCTTTTTTGCTTTCATTAAAATCTTCTTAACCTTTCCGATATTCGTTGCATTTTTTCCGAAATCTTTTGGAGGTTACTTCTAGTAGACTTCCAATACTTGGTTGAATCTACTCCCGATTCAGATTTTAATTTTATATTTTGATTGATAATGCTTTCTATTTTATACAATTTGCTATTTATTTCTCTTATAGCTCTATTGACTTTTTGCTTTGATGTTGAGGATTCGTCGTTCTTATAATCTTTATATGAAATTTCAGATAATAACGTATTTTTTGCAAGAGTCATAAATTTAGATTCTTTTTTTATACCCTTTACTTTTTTGTACCCAACTACTTCAGCATTATCATTTTCATCTTCATCATCACTTTTACTAAATGCATTTGGAGTATCATATTCACCACCGCCATCAGCAGTATTATTAGCCTCTTCTAAATCATGGTCCTCTAGCTTCTTTGCTAATTCATCTAAAGTTTTATTTAGAGACATTCCTTAACTCCTTTATTAAGTCGTATGAACGTAAAAGAGAAACCAGGTGTAAATCTTTTACCTTCTTTTCTCCGTGAATATTTAATAATTGAGATTTTACTTCTTCAAGTTTGATCTTAACTATTTTATCTTTAACTTTAGAACTAAGCCTAGATAAAGATTTTGATATCTTTAATACTTCTCCATCTGTATATTCTTTTAGTTTCTCTGTGTTTGAAACGTTATTTATATACTCTTTTAACAATCTCTTTTGAGGTGATCCTAGTTCTCCATACTTAGAGTTGAACTTCTCCAATAGTATTTTATAAGATAAAAGTCTTAAATCTTTATCGGCAGTTGTAAATTCTTTTAATACTTCTGATTTTGGCTTCTTGTTATTAGAATGCTTACTAGTTATACCTTCTATGACAGTATATCTTGACCTAATTTTATCTGCTGGGTTTGAATAAGAACTATCTAGAGTTTTAGCAATAGATGCATTCATCTTATAATTAGAAATCTTTGTTTTAAAGAAGGATCCCAAGTTATAATGCTTTTTTATTTCTTTTATTAAATTATACTTTTCGCTCCTTAACCCAGATCTGTCTATTTTTGCATACTCTCTTATTACAGCATCTATAAATCTATTTGCTTTTTCATTAGAATTGAATTTCTGATTTTGTAATGTATGAAACATCTGAATTTCTTTTCTTATATTGGTATTTGAACTAAAATATCTTTCAAGTATTTTTATAGCAGGAGACTTCTTAACACTGTTTAGTGTATCACTAGTTATTTGCCTAACTAATAATTCAAATAATACTCCAGTATTTTTGAATTTAGAATGCTTTGTATTTTTCCTTTTCATTATATATGCCTAATTTATTATAAATATCATTATACTATTAAATATTATCATCTAATAAGCTGTTTTCATTTAATATGGAAGCGTTTTTACTTTTAATAATAAGCTTCTTTGCAATTGCTATATTAGATTCCCTTGTAAGAGGGTTTGATCTAGACTTTCTAATCGAATTACTTAACTTAGATTCTCTATTTCTAATCTCTGTACCTAGTGGATCTCTTCCCCGTGCTGAACTTTGTTGGCCAGCTTTTGGTCCTTCGTCCGGTCTTCCAACCTTTCCATTTAAATCAAATGCGGAAGGGGTTTCCATTTCATCTTTTTCAGGATCTACTACTGCTAATGTATGCGGTGTTCCAAGGGCTTCTCCAGATTTAACAGGATCATTACCTTCTTGTTCAAGTTGCATTTTTCTAAATCTTTCTTTAGCGTCTTTTATTACTTGTAGTTTTTCTTGCTCTATATCATCGTCTGATAGTTCAAATAGATTTTTATATACCCAATCCTCTGAAAGTATTTGGGTTTCTTTAATTTCTCTTGCTAATGATATTTTACTATTCCATAATTCTATCTGTTCTTGTTGATAGATAGTAGAAGGATTTGTTAGCTCTAAAGAAAAGTCAGCTAAATCTGAATCATTATAACCCTGAGAATATAAATGAACAATAGCTATCTTAGTTAATTCTGAAACTAGTATTCTTTGTATTCTTTCGATTGTTCTTGCAAACCTAACGTCTTGTGCTGCTAGAGTTGCTTTACCCTCTACGCCTTCTTCATAACCAATAAATGCTTTTGGAATTTTTAATGCGGCAAACATTCTTTCTTTTAAGTAATTTACATCCTCGATACCTGTCCAGTCCATACCACCAAGCGTATCAATCTCTGTACCGGATTGCCCCCCTCTTACTGGTAAGTAAAAGTCTTCCATCATATTGTTCATGTTATATTTTAAATCGTATTGACCAGTAGCTGTGTCTATGTAAGGTGTTTTCTTAGACTTGTTAATTACTCTTTGCATATAAGTGTCTACTTCTGCTGGTGGGATATTACCTATATCTACTTTGAATATCCTCTTTTCAGGTGCTCTCATAATTCTGTGAATCATCATTGCATCTTCCATTAAAGTTAATTGTTTCCAGCATTTCCTTGATGGTTCTATCATAGATTTACCATAAGGTAAAAAGTTTGTATCTGATAATAATCTGAAGTGGGCTATTTCATAATTATCATATTCTACTTTGGACACTTTAGAATTGTATCCAGAGTGACCTCCCATAGAAGCGTCTTGTATAAATTGTACTAGTTCGGGGTTAGCCGGGTCGAATGCCTCGTGTCTATACATTTCATAACTAGATATTGGCATAACTCCTATAATACCTATCTTTTCTGCAATATCTAGTTTTAAATAGAAATCTCCATATTTACACATATTTCTAACCCATGGCCATAAATTGAATTCTATATTTATAACATCATAAAATAAGTTATGTAATAGTTTTTTGATTTCGTCATTTTTACTAGTGATAGTAAGAACATCGCCGTACTCATCTCTTAAAGTAGATTCATCTGCATAGATATCAAGTGCTGATGCTATTATTGAATCTTCATCCATGACTTCATAATCGCCATATAATTGCAATTTTAAAGTATGAAAGTTTGGATCATTAGCAGGATTTACCGCTCCCATAGTTGAATGCAGTTTGCTAAATCTATCTATTAATCTGTTTGTGCTAAGTCTTTCTCTAGCTTGGGTTTTATTTACATCTATAACCTTTAATTTATTTCTACCAAGTCTTCTGACAATGGTATTAGTTGAAAATAACCCTTTTAATCTGTTGAAAAATGTATTGTTTTCCATTTTATTCTAAACCCTCTATAAAAGCCAAGTTAAGTCCTCATCGCCCTGATTGGTTTTCATAGTCCAACCATCTTGTTGAGGAGCGTTATTATATATACCCTTAGTTTTATTAAAATTGTCTAAGGCCAATTTGTTTAACTCAATCCCTTCATTTCTTAGTTTTAATGCATGATCTCTAACAAATAAAGAAATTGCAAAAGCCATTACAAGGTCGTCATTATAACCCCTTTGAGCTTCTGGCCTATTGCCATTCCAAACGAAAACTAGTAACTCATCTATCAGTCGCTTCGACTTAACAATACAGGACTTCTCTCTAAAATAAATATCAAGTTTGGATACCAAAAGTGGTCTTGTTCTAGACGACGTTGTAAACCCAGGAGTCATTTGAGATCTATCTTTCATATCATAACCTTTTGTTAGTTGTGTTACAGGATCAGTGACTCCTTCATGCTTATAAGTATAATAAAGATTACGATAACCTCTATCAATTGCAGGTTGTAAGGCAGCCCAACCAACATTTGCATTCTCTATAACTAATAATGATTCATTATATTCTGTTGCTATATTTACTAACATATTACCAAATTCTTTTGTACCAGGTTGACCTTTATATTCTGCAACTTGTGTAACAGATTCAACATCTATTACTTGGAAAGTTGAATAATCTCCTCCATCGCCTCGTGCAACATCTGCTACTACCATATAGTCTCTAGAATAATCTGGGTATTCCCAAATCCAAAATTCACCATTTTGACCTCTCTGCTCAATTGGATCTTTGCATAAAGACTCTTTATACCATTGTAGTAATTCTCCTGATATTACTGATTTACCAGAAGATAAGAAATCACAGTCACATTCTTGTGCTGCCATTTTATCGCCTAATAAACTATTCTGTTCAATTCTCCACTCTTGATCTCTTTCAGGGTGTACTGTCCAATGCAACCTTATTGTATTAAACTTATTCTCTCCGGCTTCTGCTTTAACCCATTGTTTATGAAACCAGTTACCCATACCATTTGGTGTTGATAGTGCTATGCATTTACCACCAGTTGCTAATGTTTGTTGAGATGATGCCCAGATATCGTCTATTCTATCAATAAATGCTGCTTCATCCATTACTAGTAAAGATAGAGCTTCTGATCTACCTGCATCTCCTGAGGCAGATATTGCTTTTATTTGTGAACCATTAGTTAATCTCAATGATAATTTATTATCTTCTATTACTGTACTCTTTAACCAGGTTGGTAAGTGTTGGTGCATTACTCTAACTTTAGTAACTAAATTTTTTGCAACATCTTGTTTTGTTGCAATTACTAATACATTAAAATCTTCATTGAATATCATACACCATAAAGCGTACCCAGCAGTTAAAGTTGATATACCCAATTGTCTAGATTTAAGAATAATAGTATAATCATTTTTTGTTATTTCTTCTAAAGACCTTTCCTGGAACTGGTACAAATCAAATAAAATTTTACCTCTAGTTGGGTGTTGAATATAACCATACTTCCTCATGAAATACATAGGATCAGTAGCACATCTTTGATACTCCGAGGCTATGATTTGTTTCAAGTTATTTTTTACCATAATTATTTTTTGCTTTTTTCGAATGAACGACCGCCAAAGTATGCACCAATAACTGTTATTAACACTAATTGTAATAGGTCGGTCCATTTTTCTTCTACTGTAAATGAAATTGTTCCTGCATCAATGAATATCATTAGTACTGTACATACGACTAAAAATATAAGAACTAAAGGTCGTACATTTTTGGATAACCATGAATC